CAAGAAGCTGAAATTGAGTCTATGGTTAATGCAGGTAAATACCTTGAAGAAATTGCTGACTCACTTGGACGTCCTGTTAACTCAGTACGTGGTAAGCTTCTTTCAATGGGTTTGAAAGCTGAGCAGCGCGATAAGAAAGCTTCTAAGAGCGATCCATATGAAGGCATCGAAGATATGCTTGATCAAAGTGTAGAAGATATTGCTGAATCATTTGGCAAAACTGTACGTGGTGTAAAAACTGTGCTTACCCGTCGTGGTCTTTCATGCACAGACTATACTCCTAAAGCTAACGAAGGTTAATAATAACTGTTAGTCAAATAAAAAGAACAGGCAGAGGTGAAACCCCTCTGCCTATTTGTGCATAATGAAATTATATACTTTACCCGAAACTTCGATAGATTATATTCTATCTCTTAGCCCACAGCAGCGTTATCTATATCTTAAACAAGTAGCTTTAAGTAATTTTAGAGTTATTGAAACTGATAAAGAGATGTTAGAATCATTAATAAAAGGACTAGAAGTTAGTATTCTCTTTGAAAAATTATACCGAAACAATGAATTTTTAAGAAAAAACTTTACAATAGTTTATTCTGATGGCGGGCTTGTAAGAAATGTCATACATGATATCTATTACTCAGATGACGAATTAAGTACGCACTAGAATAATTAATTTTGAATATTTCACAAAATTGTAATATTTATATGTTATAATAATAAATAGTAGTTAGGGTTTATAAACTCTGCTATTTTTTTTTATTTATATATAATTGGAGATAATAAATGGACGCACTCACCATATGGATGACTGTAGGTTTCCTGTTCGCAGGTTACGCAGTTATCGCAAATGATTCCGTACAAACATTAGGTACATGGATCGCAAGTAATAACGAAAAATTTAATTGGAAAGTTATGTGGGGAGCAGCGTCAGCAGTTCTCCTTTATACGTTGTGGTATGGTTGGTATACCAACGGTGGAGATATTAGTTATGGACGACTAAACAAAATACCGTTCCAAGAGATACAATGGTATCACGCAATGGCACCAGGACTATTATTAATACTTACACGAATAGGAGTACCAGTTAGTACTTCTTTTTTAGTATTAAGTGCCTTTGCAAGTACGTTTGTACTAGAGAAAATGCTTATGAAAAGCATGATGGGCTATGCTGTCGCGGCAGTCGCAGCATATATCATTTGGATAGGAGTTACTAAACTACTAGATGAAGCAAAGCCTGTCAAAGAAGAACATAAAAACTATTGGCGAATAGCACAATGGGTAACAACTGGTTTCCTATGGTTTACTTGGCTAAGTCATGATATGGCTAACATTGCTGTGTTCCTTCCAAGACAAGTTCCATGGGACCTAATGATCCTAGTGAGTCTTGTGTTTGTTGTAGGACTTGCATTTATGTTTAAAGAGGGTGGTGGTAAGATCCAAAAGATTGTACTAGAAAAACACAACACAAGATATGTGCGTTCAGCAACGATCATTGATGGAGTGTACTGGTTGATCTTATTCTTCTTTAAAGAGCTCAACGATATACCTATGTCAACTACTTGGGTGTTCGTAGGACTACTGTGTGGACGTGAACTTGCTATGGCAACAATGACTGGCAAGGAAAAGTTTAAGACAGTGTTTCCTCTTGTAACTAAAGACTTCTTCAAGATGATGATTGGCTTAGGCGCATCAGTTGGAGTAGTATTAATGATACATTATGTTATAGTACCAAACGGACTGTAATCAAATTACATATTGACAGATGCTCCTGATTAGCGTATTATTAATACATAACTAATCAGGAGTTTTTATATGTACTTTAACAAAACGCAAACCGATTGGCGACTCTCTCAGTGTTGTCAGTGGCATGATAAAACTTTAGCAAAAAGGTACAATTTTGGTACTACTACCAAAACTTACGCCCTCAAAGAAGGTGGTAAAGAAAAAGTACAACAAAAAGCTATAGCAAATACTAAAAAATTACTCGATATACTTACAACATACTTTCCCAACCAACCACACAACTTACGTGCCTTTAGGATTTCTAGTGAACTATTTCCTTGCTACACTCTAGAGTTTACAAAACCGTGGTATGAAGAAATTTGGGAAGAACTATCAGAAATTCTTAAACTTGCAGGTAATGCCGCTAAAAAACATAGTATTCGTTTGTCTACTCATCCTGCTCAATACACAGTACTCGCATCTAATAATCCAGATGTTGTAACTAAGTCTATCGAAGATCTTGAGTATCATGCTTTGTATGGCTCAATGATGGGATTGCCCGCTCAAGATTTTTCTATGAATATTCACTTACAAGGACTTTATGGAGGAAAACACGAAGATGGTATTAAACGCTTTGCCACACACTTTCCCTACCTATCCGACTATGCCCAAGGATGCTTATCTGTCGAAAATGAAGATAAACCCAACGGATACGACATTAAACACACACTTGAACTTGCCCAACGGATCCCTATCCGCTGTACCCTCGACACACACCACTATGCCTGTCATCGAATGGTTGAGACTGAGAGAGTTAAAGTTGGCGAGAAAACGGTCAATCGGAAAGTGCGAGACGTGGATCATATCTCCCACACAGACGACTATTTCCGTGAAGCTGTCAAGTCATGGAGAGGTGTACGCCCGTTGTTCCACAAATCACAATCCTTTCACCCCGACAATTCAGCTTATTGGATGAAGCCTAATGCACACTCAGAAACATATTGGGACGAAGAACTGATGGCAAGACACGTGCCAATGCTTGAATATGCAGACTTTGATATTGAGGCAAAACACAAAGAAGTTGCCGTACAAGGTTTCTATGACTTTATCAAACAAGAAGAAGAGTTTGCAGGAGAGCCTATTATAACTAAGTAGGCCAAGATAAAGACATATTGTATTTGACAACTACCCTCTATTTTGGTATAATATAAGAAATGGAGGGTTTTTTATGGCAAGAGCAAAAGTAAACACAAACGAAATTCCGGAATCAAAAATCAGACAAGTAATATGGATGATTAAAACAAACAAGACAAAAAAGTCTTGTTGTGATCACTTAGGTATTGCTTATAATACTAAAAGATTAGACGCAATCATAGAAGACTTTAAACAAAAAGAAGAACGACAAAAAGAATTAAAGAAAAAAGCTAGAGCTAAAACTCTTTCTATAGGCGAAATTAAACAAATAGTTGACGACTATCTTGATGGAGAAAACCAAAGTACTATAGCAAAAAGGCTTTATATTAGTCCTCAACGTGTTAAAAAAGTTCTTATGGAAAACAATGTGCCTATTCGTGCAAGAGGTAAAAATAAACCTGCACAAGTCGGCCATGTAGTACAAGATTTAGATGTGTTATTCAAAGCTGGAGATAAAGTATTTGTGCCTGAGAGAAATACTTTTGCAAAAGTACAAGAAGTTTATGACGAAGAGTGGGTAGATTATTATCGTTCTCCGATTAGAAGAAAATATGTAGAACTTCATGCTATGAAAGCAGCAAAACAGAAACATGGAATTGATTTTGAGGGATACCCCGATATTCATTATCAAATTTATTGGGAATATGATAATGGATCTTCATGGAAAGAAGACGCTATTATTAGACTAATAAAAAAAGTAGAAACATATATAGAAGAAACTGGTAGGGAAACTTACTTAACGTATATGGAAAGTGATCATGGTGGTTACTTTTCTGGAACTAGAGACAAATTTTATCCTGTAGCGAGCAAATAATATATGAATATTGATCTTCAAAAACTAACAATAAAAAGATTATTGTCAGGACAAAATCATGATTTTTTTACAAAACTAAGTCCCTACTTTTTCTCAGGGGCTAATTCTTCTATCTACAATAAAATTGAGTCTTACTATAAGGCTAACTTAAAAATACCCTCTGAAGAAGAGTTTTATTTAATAAATAAAGATGTCAATTCCCAAGAGTATTTTGAGACACAAATTGTTGCATCTGGTAAATATACTGATATTGATAATGATTTTATTATTGCCCAGCTTCAAGACCATTTTGTAAGAGAAGAGACTATATCGTTTTTAGATGGTTATATAGACCAGCTAGAAGATTTGGAAAAGATTGAGATTGTAGATAAAATACAAAACCACTTATTAAAACTTAACAGTGCTTTACCTACTTCAGATGAATTATTTGACGTAGCAGATTTAGATTTCTTTCCTAGTGCAGACGATTTTAAACTTTATCCTTCTGGATTAAGTGCTGAATATGATTCTGTTAATGGCGGTTTTGGTTCTCAAGAACTAGTACTTCTTGGAGGTAGAAGAGGCTCGGGTAAATCTATTATTTCTCTAAATTGTTCTATTAATAGATTCTTACAAGGATCAACCGTAGCTTTCTTTAGTATTGAGATGCGATATAAAGAAGTACATGACCGTCTTTTAAGTATAATCAGTGAAGTTCCGTTTCTTGATATTTATAAAAATAAACTAAATGAAGAACAAAAACTAAGATTAGCGAAATCAAAGCTAAACTATTTTTTTGATAATACAGATCAAAAAGCTATAGATTATTATAATGAACTAGAAAAAACAAAAGACTTTAAGGCTTTTGAACAAAAAATGAAGTTCGATAAGCCTGAATATAAAGAAAATCGTTTTTTTATTATAGATGATGCAGGTTTAACTCTTAATCGTATTGATCATTATTGTAATATGTTTCAAGCCAAATACCCAAGGTACACTATGGCTTGTGTAGATTATATTAATATTATTAGACACGAAGATCAAAAAGATTGGAAAAGTCAGATTACTATAGCAGAAAATCTAAAATTAATGAGCCGTAAATATGACTTAACAATGTTTTCTCCTTATCAAATTGATGCGGGAGGAGAAGCACGTTTTGCTAAAGGTATTCTTGATTCTGCTGATCGTAGTTTTAACTTTTTTCCACCAGATGAGAATGGAGACAACAATCGAGTAGCTGTCCATACCACAAAAATACGTAACGGTAGAACTATGAATTTTGATATTGGTATGAATTGGGAGTGTACAAAAGTTGTAGCTTCAGACTCAAATCTTATCAATGAAAAACCTTTTGCGGCCGCAAAATATGGAAGTGAAGAAGATAAACAACCAAAACGTAAAAGAGAAATTGAACGTGATTTGTAATAAAAAAATAGTTATAATATTATGTTTGTTTTCTACAAGTGTATATGCTGAAAGCCGTACATATACAGGTAATGAAGATAAATCACACTGTACATTATGGAACAGAGAAGTATTACGCTGGCCTCAAAAAATATTAGGACTAGAATCAATGGAGTGTAGACGTAAGGCAGTGCCTCCAACTGTTACTAATACTATAACTTGCAGACTTAAAAGACAATATGTAGACCCAGAAACTGATGAACGTATGTGTATATACGAGCGGGGTGCTACAGGACACACAGATTTAACTGTTGCTATGGACAAATATTTTCAATGCCCAAGAACGCAACAGTGTACACAAAGCCCAGGTGGTGGACGTAACACACTAGATTAGGAGAATTATATGAGTATTATGTGTAGAATATTTGGACACAACTATGCAATAACTAGTGCGCTTGGTAACTATACTTTTTGTACTAAGTGTGGAAGTACGTTAACAATCAAAGAGCCGTATACCCTAACACCAGGTGAAAGACGTTACGTACACGGTATATTAATGGAAATGACTGAATTTGGATTAGAGGAAGTGAAACATGCTGAAGAATCTATTAAAAAAGTTTACAAAGAAAAAACCAATGAAGACTTCGAAGAAGGAAACTACGCCGTTCAATCCAAGGACCCGCATGAACAGTGAAAATATGACTGACGAAGATAAGCTAAAACAAGGCTTTAATGGTAGTACTTATAGTATAAATGGAAGAGATGTTGACTTCTGATCGCACAGTTTGGATTATATGGATGATAATTGTACTAATCACGGTTGCAATACTGCCGTTTGTAGTACGTATACAAGGTGTATCAGAATTTTTAGTAAGGTGTTTGGGATAAAATGGACTTAATTGATTTATTAAACGAAAAAAACGTATATTATAAAAAATCTAATAACCCAAGCGAGATACTTATTACATGTACTTCTGGTGAGCATGTAGATAAAGATCCTAGTTTGAGTTATAATTTAGAAAAAGATATGTTCCATTGTTGGAGTTGTGGTTTTAAAGGAGGTAAAAGACGCTTTCTAGAAAGTATAGGTGTTAGCAGTGCAGTAACTTTTGAAACTAAGCAGTCTTTTAAAATTCAAAAACTTAAAAATAAAATTCAAAAGTTGATGGAATTAAATGAATGTACTATGCCTATAGAATACAGAGCATGGACACAGACGTATAAAGGAATAAAAATAGAAACCTTAAAAGAGTTTAATTTTTTTACTACAGCAGAAATGGGTTTTGAAGATTACATCTGTTTACCTATTTATCAATTTGGTAAATTAAAATTTATTGAAGGAAGATATAGATTTAATTCTAAAAATAAACCAAAATACAATCGTAAACCAAACGGTGTAAATGTTAATAATATAGCCTTCCCACTAGATAAATTAGAAGATAAATCTAAAGTTATTATTGTAGAAGGTATATTTGATATGTTAAACTTATGGCAACACGGAGTAAAAAATGTTCTTTGTGTTTTTGGTACACAAAACTTTGGAGAATCGAAAGTAAAATTGTTTGACGATGTAGGTATTAGAAATGTACAAATAATGTTTGATGGAGACGCCGCAGGGCAAAGTGCGGCAGTAAAAATAAGAAATTTATTAACTAAAAATAATATATCATCAAATATTATTAAACTACCTCTAGGAAAAGATCCTGGTCTATTAGTAGCAGATGAAATAAAATCTCTATTGTATAATGGATAAAAAATTGCTATAATAATGTATAAGTTAAAAATGAGGAATGATAATGAGTAAAAGAATTGCATTTGTTTATCCGGCAAAGATAAACAATCCAGAAAAAACACTAGCTAAATTTATGGATAAACATATCAGCGATGAAGTTGACTATGTATTTCTTTGTTCTCAAGAAAAAGAAAAAATCCTAAAAAAAGACATAGATTGTGATATTGAAAAATTAAAACAAGACTATGAGATAGTAGTGCCTATTGGTGCAGAAGCTCTAAAATATGTTTGTGGTCTTACAGGTATTACAAAGTACAATGGTGTATTTATTGAGAAAAAATTCTTACCACTGATTAACCCTTCTATGATTGTATTTAAGCCACAATATGAAGAAGATATTATTAAAGCTTTTAATATGCTAAATAAAATTTTACTTGGCGAAGTAGACAATACTTCTCATAAAAAAGACTATAGATTTATTGATACTCGTTCAGAGTTTGAAGAATATCTTAAAGTATTACAACAAGCAGATCCTATCGTTGTAGATATTGAAACTTCTGGTCTCAATCCAAGAAGTTCTAATATTCTTGGTATTGCTCTAAGTACTAAACCGCACGAAGGCATATACGCCTCTGCAGAAGTATGTCATGCCTATAAAGAACAACTACATGAGTTGTTTAAAACTAGAAGATGTATTTTTCATAATGGCAAGTTTGATATGGGATTTTTAATTTATGAATTTGGGTTTGAATTTCCTAAATTTGACGACACAATGCTTATGCACTATTGTCTAGAAGAAGCTGTAGGTACTCACGGTCTCAAACCTTTAGCATTAAGATTTACAGATCTTGGGGATTATGAAAAAGAACTAGACGACTATAAAAAAGTATTTTGTCGCAAAAATAAAATCAAATTAGATCAATTTAATTATGGTATGATTCCTATTGATATTCTAGCTCCTTATGCGGAAAAAGATGCAGACGCTACTTTTCAGTTATATAACAAATTTTGGCCTTTAATCGACCGTAGTGAAGGTTTTTCAAGTTTATATAGAGATATTATGTTACCCGCGACATCTGCTCTTATGCGTCTTGAAAAAAACGGAGGTTATATTGACACCTCTATGTTAGAAAAAGTAAAAGAAGGATATGAAATTGATATTGAAGAATGTATCGAAGAAATATCAATGCATGAGGCAGTACAAAGATATGAAAAATTAAATGAAAAGACTTTTAACCCAAATAGCACTATGCAGTTAAGAGAAGTATTTTTCAAAATACTTAGACTAAAATCTACTAAAAAGACATCGACAGGGGCAGAATCTACAGATAAAGAAGTACTACAAGAATTAAACCACCCACTAGCAGATGCAATTCTTGACTTACGTGAAAAAACTAAATTGACAAATACTTATTTATCTAATATTCAAAACGGCACTGATCAAGATAGTCGTCTGCGTTCTGGGTTTAATATTCACGGAACTACGTCCGGACGCTTATCTTCAAGCGGCAATCTTAATTATCAAAATATTCCTCGTGATAATAAAGATATTAAAAAAATGTTTAAAGCCAGACCGGGTTTTAAAATAATGCAATGTGATTTACAAACAGCTGAAGTTTATTATGCAGCAGCACTGAGTGGTGATAAGTTTTTACAAAAAGCTTTTATTGAAAAGTTAGATTTCCATTCTTATATCGCTAAACAAATATTTAATCTTCCTTGTGAAGTTGCGCAAGTAAAAAACACTTTTGCAGATAAACGTCAACACGCTAAAGCTATTACTTTTGGTATTATGTATCAAGCAGGTCCTGCTAAAGTTGCTGAAACAGCAGGGGTTGGGTTTCAAGAAGCAAAATCTTTCATTAACAAATATTTTAACGAAGCTTATAACCTTAAACGCTGGATTGATTCTGCAAATCGACAAATTGAGAATAATGCTTATATCTATTCTTACTTTGGTCGTAAACGTAGATTACCCGAATCTCGTTCTCCAAACCAAGGTGTTGCTAAACATGCAGTACGTTCTGGGGTAAACTTTCTAGTTCAGTCTGTCGCATCAGATATTAATGTATTAGGATTAATTGATGCTATGAAATGGATCGATAACAATAACTATCAAGATGATATTCTCCCGTTTACAGTAGTTCACGATTCGATTGTTGCCGAGGTTAGAGAAGATCTTTGCCATGATTGGGCTGTAAATTGCGTCAAAGCTTTACAAACTCCTAGAGGAGTAGAAATTGATGGGTGCCCTATTGGAGTAGATTTTGAAATTGGAGACAGTTGGGGAGAATTAGAAGGATTCACAGTATGATTAGTAAAATGATAGATACAATAAAATACCCAGCGTTTGCTTTAAAAGATGTACCTTATAAAGTATACTATAATGATACTAGTATAGTAATTACAAAACAACCCGATGGTAAAGAGTATATGTTTGATATTATGGTTGATAATATAAATTCTTATGTCGAAAGACTATTTTATATGGAAGAAGAAGTTGAAAACAGAATACAATTTGACTATACTATTCTAAATAGGGAACAATTAGTGTTTAGCTATGAAAATATAGAATGGTGTGTAGATTCAGATGGTAAAATTTTTAATCTTGGACACAAACAAAATTTACCAGTAGAGTGTAGAAAAGTTAAAACAGTAAAAGAAGATAAAATATGGTTAGATAAAGTTCTACACTCATTTGAATTAAAAGTTCCTTTAGAAGAAAGTAATATTGATGAACTATGGGCTACTATAGTAATGATTAATAATGAATGGTTTATAAAAAACTTTTCATATGAATATAAAAAGTATAGTAATTATTTAATTATATGATAGATAAAATAAAAATAAAATATGCAGAACTGTCAGATAAAATATATATTAACGGTACTCATATTGAAGACATAGAAAAGTTTGAAAGAGCATATAGTTACATACTAGATGATGTAACTTTTTATACCTATGAATATGATGAAGAAGAGGATATATATTCTGTTCCCTCAAACTCTTATTATAAATTAGATATTGAAGATTATATTGATAATAGAAACTTTTTTCTAAACGAGAAAGATAAGCATTTTACTTTTGCAGGAGATCTACGTCAGGAACAACAAGACGTAGTTGATTCATTCTTTAAAATAGGTAGAGTACGTAGTGGACTATTTCAAGCACCTTGTGGGTGGGGAAAAACCTATGCTGCTTGTTCATTAATATCGCAAGCAGATATGCCTACATTAATTATTGTTCATACTAAGTTGCTTTTTAAACAATGGCAACAAGAGTTAGAAAAATTAATTCCAAATTCTGTCATAGGATCTATAGGGGATGGGGAATTTAAAGTAACTAATCTTACAGTCGGTATATATAAAAGTGTTCATAATAATATGGAACAAATTAAAAATAAGTTTAGTTTAATATTTGTAGACGAAGCGCACCTGTGTCCTGCCGATTTATTTTCTACTACAGTTAACAATATCAATTGTAAAATTAAGATAGCTGTTACTGCTACACCCCGTAGAAAAGATGGTAAGCATATAGTGTTAAATGATTTTTTTACTCCGTTTCGTGTTGTAGCTAGAGATGAAAAAGAACATGAAACACCTAGAATACAGGTTATCAGTACAGACGTTTCTTTTAATGTTATTGAACCTAAAAGAGACTGGTCTAGACAAATGAATAAAGTAACCCAGAGTAAAGTGCTTCTTTCTCTTATAGCTAAAGAAGCAACTCAAGACATAGCTAATGGTAGATGTTTATTAATCTTATCAGAACGAGTAGATATGCTAAAAACTCTTCAAAAAATGATAAATAAAAGTGTATTACTTATTGGAGAAACAGGAGAAGAAGATAGAAAAGATATATTAAAAACAGCAGGTTCTAAATATAAAGCTATTCTATCTACAAAAATATTTGATGAAGGCATCTCTTGTCATAGATTAGATACTTTGTATTTAACTTGCCCTAATAATAATCCAATAAAATTAGAACAAAGAATAGGTAGAATTATTAGAGAACACCCAGATAAAAAAGTTCCTCTAATAAAAGATTTCTGGTTTAAAGGAGCTATTGTTAATAATCAACAAAGAAAGCGGCTAGCATGGTATCAAAGTAGGAACTATATATTATGAAGTATAAGTATAGCTGGTTTGACTTGAGAGTTAAATCCAACTACGAACCAGAAGCTATATTAATCTTGACATATGCCCTAACAAAAAGCTATAATTCTATTATAGCCTGGAATTCAAAACACTTAATGAATTCTTTAAAAATTAATAGCATACCTAGTATACTATTTAAAAGAAATTTATTAATCAATTCTAAAAAAGGCATCATAGGAAATTATACAGTTAAATTTCCCGATGCTTACTTTAAGAATAAGAAATTTTTATTCTTAAATATTCCCTTAGAATATAAGATTAATTACATATATTTATTAGGCCATAGAAAAATGTCTAATAATAATGATTATCTAAATTTAAATACTTTTAGAAATGAAATTGTAGCAAATTTAGATAATCCACTGTTAAAACACGGAAAAAACAACCTAAAATTCATATACGAAGGAGAATGATCAATGGTATCATGGGACAAAACACAAGGAATCAAATCACAAGGCTCTGGAGAGAGAAAAGAAATTCAAAGAATTACTCTTCAAAACGGAGATAATAAAATTAGACTAGTTGGTGAAGTAATGCCTCGCTATGTTTATTGGCTTACTACTAAAGATGGAAAACGTATGCCTGTTGAATGTTTAAAATTTGATAGAAACAGCGAACAATTTTCAGGGACAGAAGATCCCTTTGACGAAATATCTCAAGATATTTATGCTGATAAACCGCAATTTGCTTATGTATGTAACGTAATTGATCGTAACGACAATCAAGTAAAACTTTTTGATTTAAAAGCTACTATTTATCGTCAGATTGTTGATTTTGCAAAAGATTCAGAATATGGAAACCCTGCTGACGACAATAGTGGTTACGACATCACTATTGTGAAGGAGAAAACCGGACCTCTTCCTCAAAACGTAAAATATACTGTTAGACCAGCTCGTGCCTCTACAGCATTAACTGATTCTGAGAAAGAAGCAGAACTTTTTGAATTAGATAGAATTTATAAAAGACCAGACTATACAGAACAAAAACGTTGGTTGCTAGAAAATACTACTCTATTTGCGGGTGATGATGATAATTCTTTCTCACCAGAAAGCGTTGAGGATCTAGACTAATGGCAAAAAAATATAAGCTCTCTGATATTTTAGAAGAGAATACAAAATCAAATAGTAAACAAACTCCAAAGAAAAATGATAAAGATTCGATGTCTTTACCTGCCGCAATTAAACACGTAGAAGGGAATCAAGTAACTATAGACACATCTTTGCTTAGGCAGCATAATATATTTTTCGCTACTCCTTGTTACGGAGGGCTTATAACTGACCAATTTTTCTTAAGCATGTTTAAAACGACACAAACATTAATACAACACGGTATTAATTTTAGACTTACTACTTTAAGAAATGAGAGTTTAATTTCTAGAGCAAGAAACATTCTTACAGCTATGTTTTTAGAGAGTAATTGTACTCATTTAATGTTTATTGATGCTGATATTGAATGGGAACAAGATGCTATCATTAGAATGTTAGCGATGGATAAAGATCTTATTGCAGGAGCATATCCTAAAAAAACTTTACCAATTGATTATGCTATTAATCTAAAATTTGTTGATGAAGCACGTAAACAAGTAAGAGTAGAAAACGGCGCAGTTGAAGTACTAGATGCATCAACAGGGTTTTTCTTGATTAAAAGAACAGTTATTGAACAGATGATTGAATCTTACCCAGAATTATTCTATGTAAATGATAGTTCAATTGATCCTAAATATAATAAATATTGTTACTCTTTCTTTGATACTATTCACGATCCTGATGATAATAGATATTTATCTGAAGACTACACTTTCTGTCGTCGTTGGCAAAAAATTGGAGGAGAAATCTGGTTAGACCCTAATACCAAACTTAATCATGTTGGTAGTTACACTTTTCAAGGTGATGTTAATAAGGTTTTTAATTGGGATAGATAATGACAAAAATATTACACTCAGCTGATTGGCATATTAATCTTCATAAGAAAAAAGTACCTATTGAGTGGCAAGAAAAACGCTTCAGGCTCATGTTTGAGAAACTGCATGAGCTTGAAGATTCTTGTGATATTCATATAATAGCAGGAGATGTTTTTGATAGAAAACCTGAACCTGATGAAATATGTTTATTTCTTTCTTATATAAATTGTGTTTCTATACCTACTTATATAATTCCAGGTAATCATGAAGCAACTAAAAAAGGCGAAACTTTTCTAGAACATTTTTTAGAAGACGCTGTTATAACCAATACTAATGTAAGATTGTTTACAAAAAATAAAAGAATCAAAGAACCTGCCCAACCAGGAATTCAGTTTTGGCCATACGGAGAGTTACAACTTGATAACTTACCAGAATATGTAGAAGGTGATATATTAGTTGGTCATATTAGAGGAGAAGTTCCTCCTCATATCACTGCTGAATATGATTTTGAAAAACTTAGAAAATGGGGATTAATACTTCTCGGAGACATCCATTTTCATCACAGATATCAAGATTATGGGGCTTGGTATAGTGGAAGTCCTATAAATACTCATTTTGATAGAGACGAGTCTAAAGAATACGGAGTCAATGTTATAGATTTTATTGATAGTGCTAATTATGCAGTAAAGTTTGTAGATTTAAATCTTCCAAAATTAATTAGAAAAACTATTAAAATAGAAGAAGAAATGATTCCTAATGATTTTCATCATGTTATTTATGAAGTTGTTGGCTCTATTGATGAATTGTCTAAGATTAAAAACTCTGAATTATTAGACAAGAAAGTTTCGTATGAACCCACAGAAGAATCTAAATTAGATTTGAAAAACTTAAATACTTATGAAGAATTAAAACTTTATTTAAAGTATATGAAAGTTTCGGATATTGAAGGAACTTTAAAAGAATACATTGATTTGAAAGCACAATAAATGATTAACTTACAACCTTTATTATCTAATAATACACATTCAGATCCGTATTCCTTCTTTTTAGGTGCAAAAATACCTAAATGGGATATCTATAAAAACGATGTTGTCAATTTTTCTGTCAAAACTTTTAAAAAAGATTATAATCCTACAAAAGGTTATAATGTTTTATTAGATCCTAACAAGTTAAATATTATCAATACTATATATGATGATTTTTTAAAAATATGTTTTCATAATTTTGATAATATAAATGTAGTACCCCATAACAGAAAAATTATGTGGGCATATGTACAAAATAAAGAAAGATATAATTCAGTTTGGCACAATCATAAAAATACTACGACTATTAATGCAGTATGGTATCCAAGTGTTCCAGACGAGTCTGGGACTCTCTCTATAAGAGACGGAGAAGGAATAGGTGATATCGCTGTTAAAGAAGGTTGGATATATTTTTGGCCTTATTGGATGGATCACAAACCAAACCCTCAAAAACACTCTATGGATTGGAGAGTCAGTATAAATATTGAATTATTATCTGATACTCGCCCATCTTTTAAACCCACTAACACGCTATGGTAATTTAAATGTCTATTATTTTAAAAGAATTAAAGTTCTCTAATATGTTTAGTTATGGAGAGAATAATAAAATAAGTTTTAATAAGAACAGAATAACTCAATTAACCGCCCCTAACGGAAGTGGAAAATCAAGCATTGCTTTAATTTTACAAGAAGTATTATATAATAAAAATATTAAAGGCATCAAAAAAGGAGATATTTTAAATAGACACAGTACTTCAAAAAATTGGGGCGCGTCCTTATCTTTCTCAAGCCTTAATAAAGAATATGTTGTGGAAATAAAAAGAACAGGTGCAACTACTAAAGTAAAATTTCTTGAGAACGAGACAGACTTAAGTGAACACAAAGTGTTAGATACTTATAAAAAAATTAATGAAATTATTGGGTTAGACTTTGAAGTATTTTCACAACTTACTTATCAATCTTCTACTGATTTGTTAGAGTTTCTTAAAGCAACAGACACAAATAGAAAAAAATTCTTAATAAACCTATTTAATCTAGAAAAATATATTACTATTGGAGAAGCTATAAAAGTAAAATTAAATAGTTCTGATAGAGAACAACTAAAACTCGAAGGCGAACTAAAAGGTGTTGTTAATTTTTTAGAGAGTACTACTATTGAAGAAGAAAAAGAAACAATTAAGGTTCCTAATATAGACGATACTTTAAGAAACTCGGTTGCCAGATTAGAAAATGAATTAGCAGATTATAATGATTTATGTAAAAAAATTGATAAAAATAATATGCTAATAGATGAAAGAAATTCTTTGTCTTTTGATGTCGCAATGACAGAGCCAGAATACAAAATATATGATAATTTACAATCTGAAATTACAAAAATACAAACAGAAATACAATCTATAGATAAAGATATAGCTAAAGGAAATAAAAGTTTATCTGATTTAGATACAGCAGATACTTGTTACGCCTGTGGTCAAGCGCTTGATAATACTCATGCTGTTCAAATGAAAGAAAAACTTTGGAATGATATAAATGATTTTACTCAACACAGGAATGTAGCCAGAGAAAAATTATTTGAATTAAAAATTCAAAAAAACGAGATTCAATCAGAAATTGATGTGTTTTTAATTAATCAAAAAGCAGCTGAGAGATTTGAAAATCTTTCTCAGTTAATCGATTTTTCTTTACAAACTGATTATCCAGATTATTCTGATATTCAAAACAGATTAACAATTACAAAAGAAGAATTAAATAAACAAGAAAAAATTTATAAAGAAGCAACTGAGCATAACGAACAAGTAAAAATACATAATACTAAGGTTGAA